GAGGTTTGCCGCTACATCCGCAGGAGTATTAGGTTCTGCTTCCAAGAATCGGTCGTTGCGTCCCCACCAAGCGTTAGCTTTGCGGATCTTGTTTTCGGTAGGAGCCTCTCCTGCAACCAGAGATTTAGCATCGGTAACAGTTGCTGGCTCTAAACCATCGCCAGCAAGACCTTCCTCGTATTGCTCAAGACCTCGACGGAGGTTGTTCTTGACCGTCTCAGGAGCAGTCTTGGTAACAGCGCGAGGATGCCATTTAGCGGCCATAGCCAACTGCTTGATGGGTTTGTCCACCAAGCCAAAAGCTAGAGCCTCAGCGGTAGTAAACCAAGTCTCGGCTTTCATTGCAGCGCGGATAGACTCAGCGGAGCGACCAGTCTTCTTATTGTACACTCCAACAAGCACCTCAGCGTGTTGATCAAGAGCTTCGGCCATCTTCCGCATATCCTCGGAAGTACCAGAAGCCATACCTGATGGATCGTGGATCATCATCAGAGCAGCGTCAGCCATCTCTACGCGATCACCGGCAAGAGCGATAATTGACGCAATGGAAGCCGCAATGCCAACGACGCGAGTGGTCACCGGAGCTTTGCGACCGCGCAACTGATTGTAGATGGACAATCCATCCCAGACGTTACCACCGGGAGAGTTGATCTCTACGAGCAGCGGACCATTGCCAATCTCGTTGAGTACATCCGAAAACTGCTTTGCAGATAGACCGCTTCCACCGTACCAGTCTTCGCCAATTTGGTCAAAGATCTGAACGGTAGCGGGATCGCCGGCAGCGTTTGCCGGAGCGAAGTAAAGCCAATCTGACTTCTTGGTAAAACTCATTCGGTTTTCTTGGCTTTTGGTTTCCGAGTCTTTTTGACGGTAGCGGTAATCTCTTCCTGCTCTACAACAACAGGTTGCGACCCACCTTCTGACGGAGCAACTGGAGACGGAGATTCAGAAGGATCGCCTTCAATGTCAATAGCAGTTGCAACACTAGTTGCGGGACGCTCTTTCTGAATCACCGAAATCTCAGATACATCGACTCCGTATTTCGCAGCGAGTTGACGTACAAACAAAGCTTGTTGAGCTTTTGACTCTAAAGCAGAACGCCAATCAAGACCACGCGCACCGTAAACCTCGTCAAAGGTAACAACGCCAGCCTCTAGTTCTGCCAATTGAGCCGCAGAATTACGGCCAACGTCAACATTCGGGGAGCGTGGAGCGGTGATTGATACTTCGTACCAATCCGAGGGAGCGTCATTGAGCGTAGGATCGTTCTTGATCGCGTACTCCATCGCGTACTCATAAATACGACGAGCCGCTGAAGCCATAACTTGATGGCGAGACCGGAACCAAACAGACGACATATCGAGCGCACCGCGATAGACAGTTCCCTGCATTGACTCGGGATATACCAGAACGTAAGGGATACCAACGCCAGCACAGACTTTCTCGGTCAGTTGTCGCCAGTACTCGCGCATATTTACACCGGGACGCTCGGTTGCAAACTGCTCGAAACTGTCACCGTTTTTCATTACCTTAACGCCAGATCCAAAGACCTGTTCGTAGTAATTCTCGGCGGTGTTTACGCTCGATCCAGCAGTACCAGCGCGGAGGTTGCTCGCTTGGACTTCACCAGCGTCAGTCTTAATAATCTGAGCGACAGACGCACCAAGCTTACAAGCTTCCATCTCCAGCTTTTGCAGATCATCAAGATCGTGCAAATCATTGATAACCGCCGAAACAAACGGAAGACCTCGGAGTTGACCGGGACGATTCGGTTCGTAGATATGGACTACGGAATCAGAAGGAATGGAGCGAACATCAGTCAGGTTACCCTGAGTCTTTTCCGATCCAATAAAGTAGGAGATGGCTCGTCCAGTTCTTGGATCAAAGCGGATGCCATCAAATACGGTCTCATCTGCTTGCATCCCTACTGGAGTAGCAATGGATTGAGCCTCAATTAGCTGCAACCGAGGTTTGCCGGTCTCTCCTTTGGTGAGCAGCAGGAACGACTCACCATCGTAGAACCAGCCGCGAGCGGCTTGCCCCATCAGAGTGGAGAACGACTGGCGAGAGCCAATATCGGGATAACGGCTCCAAACATCAAACCACTTCTTGGCTTTTAGGTTCCAAGCGGAATCACTGGAGGCTGGTTGAACCGAGAAGCTGGAGCCGACAGTGTAACTCTCAAACAAGTCGCCAAGCCTATTCAGCACAGCGTTGTTTTGCTCGAAAAAGCGAGACTTGCGAACGATGGCTTGACGAGTCGAACTAGTAACATCAAACCGCGCGGAAGTGTAAGACGTATCGAGATAAGAACGACGCAACGACTGACCGGCTCCTTCGTATTTGTTAACGGGAGCGGGAAACAGCTTGTTCGCTATGTTTTGAAGGAATCCCATTAGCTCATTCGGGTTGTGGCTTCACGACGGAATTGCGTGAAATCCCCATAATACCGAGTGGTTGAAACCAGAACGGCGGTCAGCATCTTGTTGTAAATCTGGAGATCGGTGGGACTAGCGATCCCATCACCAGAGAGAAGCGTTACAGCGTAATCGTAATCCGTTAGCAAAGATTCCCACATTTGGAGCATCTCAATTGGTGCTGCGGTCCCCTTACCGGGTTCAGCGAACTCAACGGAAACGTCAGAACTGGAAGTACTGCGGACCACATTCCCGCTCTCCATCGAGTTAGCGGAAACAGTTAGCTTTGCCGTCAAAGCCTCAAGCAGTGTCAAAGCGGCTTTGCTCGCGTAGGTCGTACGCAAGTAACTCCGCTTAGTTGCTACTGTGTATGTGAACACTTGCGCGGACTATCAACAGAGCCGCAAGTTTGTCAACCACTAGAATTTTCCGAGGTACTGGAAGTTAGGTCTCCCCACAACATAACCATAGCAAGTTGCATGATTTCACAGTCATGCAAATGGTCCGGCCAGCGAGTGTTTCGCTTGAACCATAGATGTTTGATCCTACCGGAGCGGTTAGCCGTTGGCTTGAGAAGATGGCTGTCTAGATGCTTCCAATAGGTATCAGAATCGCTCGCAAAAGCCCCTTCAGCGTCTAGCGGAGCGGGTAGGCTACAAACACTCCATTGATGCGTCTCGGTCCCTTTACGGAGCCGCTGGAGTACCTCGCGCATATGCTCAGTGTCAAAGACAAGCAGAGGCTGTACAGCGTCCGTACGCATTGAGGTTGAAGTTGTGATTCCAAAGGGATGGATTGAGCCGGTCTTAGACGTAAATCTGGCTCCAGTCTCGCGTCCTTTCATCGGCAGCCAGCCAATTAACATTGGCTTTCGGAGACCTCCTTCTGGCGGATACCGCAGACCGCATGGATAGTTTATCGGGCTTCCGCTACTCTGAGAAAACTCAGCACAAGCATCATAGACCGCTTGCGTGTTATAACCGGAATCAACGCCAACATCCATATCGTGGACGTTGTATTGGAGTTGTATCCTACGCAGTGCGGCAAAATCATCAGCGTGACCGGCTCCAACCAGACGGGAGTTGCCTTTGCTCCACTCGCGGCAGACCCACCACAAGAAAGGAGCCGCAGCTTGTACGTCAGCGGTTAGATAGCGTCTGGCTTCAGGGATTCCAGCATCAGATACGATCTCGACTCGGTCTTGTTGGGTCTCCTGATTTTCCCACGGTTCCGCGAGCATACCGTTGATGAATCCCTGCAACCCCATCATCGAGGATTTTGCTTCCAAGAATGCGACAGCAAGATTTCCCCAAGTACATTTGCGGTCTGGGGAATACAAAGACGACAGATGATAAGACCTTACGCTCGGGAGGCTGGCTTTATTCTCCGAGATCCACTTGCCATGCCGTAACCCTGCAACTTTCTGGCTGTCGCTTATCTTTCCCTGACATAGTTGGCAAACGTAATGAGCGGTGGTACGGATGCGCTGCCAGTCAGGTCTGCCGTCTTCCAGTTTCTCGTTTTCCCAAGTGACTTGTCGCCACTCCAGTTTGATATGCTCGCGGCAGTATGGGCAGGGGATGTAATACCTCCGCTGGTCTCCTCGTAGATATCGCTGCCAGATCCTCCCCTCCGAGGTCGTCGGAGTGCTTGTAAAGAACGCTTTAGAGCTACTGAACGCTTTGAGTCGCTGCTCGGCAAGATCAAGAGCATCAGCTTCTTTGGCGGTAGCGTCTGCAAACTTGTCCACCTCATCTGCGACCAAGATTCTGACGGGACGAGACGCTAGATTTGCCGGTGAGTTGCTCCCCACAAAAGTCAAAGTGCAGCGGTCGAACTGCTGCTCTAGATTGGTGATCTGGTCTTTATCGGTTGGAAACCGCGCGACCATAGCAGGAGAGTCTTCAAGCATGGGGAGCCAGCGCGACTTGGAGAAGCTGCGAGCCAGATTCTCACTCGGCATCAACCACAACGCAGGAGACGGCTCTACGTCGATGGACCAAGCAAGACCGGCCATTAGAGTGGTGGTTTTACTGGTCTGACTTCCCCAACACAACGTGACCTCGGAGACCGCAGGATCTTTCCAAGATTCCAACGGTTCTCGGCAATATGGTCTTACAGCCGTGGAGAAGGGACCGGGATGCTCGGTCTGCCGCTGGCTTAGAGTCAGATTGCTCTCAGCCCATTCGACAACTGACTGCCGTGGAGTCGGTCGCCATAACTGCCGTCGGAACTCTAGGATTTCAAGCTCTAGGTCTGTCATCAGAATAGTTGGTTCATCTTATATTGCATAGCGGTCGCCATATTAATTAACGCCATGCGATCTTTTATTCCGTTAACAAGACGATCCTCTACCTTATGGTTTGCCGCCCAAGACGCATTGCGGTTAAAGATCTCAACCATCATAACAATGTTGTCATCCAGCAGATGCAGCACTCCGTAGAACGGGAGCTTTGTGCGTCTAGTAACTTCAAGAGCCGCTTGGATCTTAGACCAAGAAATCATCCATTCATTTCCGAATGTGGTCTGGAGCTTGTGCAAGCCATAGCTACGAGTCTTGACCTCATAGATTCCGGTGATGATTCCTTTAGCCGGATCAAATATGAAGCCATCAATGCGGGAAGGCTCTTGGTCTGATATCGACAGGAACTCTAAGCCGGTCTGACGCTCGATAGCTTTGATCGCGATTCGGTTTTGGCGAAGCGATTCGATACCGGCTGGTTTCTGGCAATTTAAGATTTCCACGGGTCCGTTTGATGCAGAGTTTTGAGACATACTTCTTGGACCCAACGCTCTAGCTCGCGCTCTGCGTGTTCGGGATCATGCGGAGCAATGCGACCGGATAACTGTTTCGGCATAGACTTCAGAAGTTGGGACACTGCTCCATCGTGTTCCTGCATTGCCTTCTTAACCCACGCGCCGGATACCAGCGTTCTCTCCTTCTCGGATTGAGCCAGTACGTCATCGCGGGAGGAGATAAGATTCTTCGCTGCGGTCGCGTGTACCGAGACCATTCTGCCAGCATCGAGGGACCGAGATTGTAGGGCTTCAACCGCTAGATCATAAGCGGCTCGCTCGATCTTCTTTTGCCGCTCATACGCTCCCTGCGGGGAGTCTTCTGTCGCAAGAGCAGCGTTGATTGCGGCAGACGCTTCGGGAGGTCTGTACGGTCCACCTGCGACTTCTGGTGCTGGTTGCTGCTGTATCGCAGTCATTCGCTGGAGCGTCGATGGTCTGCCGCCAATTCCTTTGCGCGATCCTCTCCAAGCGTCTGCTTCTTCTGGGGAGGTTAACGGCATCCCTGCTGCGGTAAGTTGCGAGACTCTTCCTTTGGTTAAACCGCTGTGTTTGACGTACTCGGTTTGAGTCATCGCAATTGGATCGGGAGGTTCTCGGGCTTCATCTTGACCAGTTCTTCAAGACCTCGGGTAACGGTTTTGTAAACCGATTTCTTGGGATCGGGACAATAG